GCATCAAGACGAAAAATATAAATTAAATGAACAGTTCTCATATCATCAAGTAAGTGGTGAACTGTTAAGAGATACTGGTATCAAATCAAAAATAATAAAACAATATTTACCTGTAATAAATAAATTGACTAATCAATATTTACAGACACTAGATTTCTTTGTTCACTTTGACTTAGACGAAAGTTTCGTAGAGACTATTCGTTCTCGTCACCGTGATGCTTTTACTTATGATTCTTTTTCAGAAGGTGAAAAACAAAGAATTGACCTGTCATTATTATTTACTTGGCGACAAATCGCTAAGATGAAAAATAGTGTAGCAACCAATCTTTTAGTACTTGATGAAACATTTGATTCATCTTTAGATATGGAAGGGGTTGACAATTTAATGAAAATACTGTATACTTTGCAGGAAGATACAAAAGTATTTGTAATATCCCATAAGGGAGAACTTGAGGATTCAATCTTTGATAGAAAGATTGAGTTTGTTAAAGATAAAAACTTTAGTAAAATTAAATAGGAGTATATAATGGAACTAAGTGACCAAACGATAGGTGTATTAAGAAACTATGCAACTATCAACCCGAACATCGTTGTCGAATCGGGTAATCAATTGAAGACTATTTCTGTAGCAAGAAATGTTCTTTCATCGGCAACAATTCAAGAATCATTCCCGCAAGGGTTTGGTATATATGATTTAGGTGAATTTCTAAATGTTTTAGATTTAGTAGATGGCGCACATCTTTCATTTGAATCTGATTATGTAACTATCGGTGACAAGACTGGTCGTTCTGCAGTAAAATATTACTATAGTGACCCAGACATGTTGACTTCATCTGGTAAAGATGTTGTTATGCCAGAAGCAGAAGTTAATTTTACACTAGATAGTGATACACTTGCGAGAGTTCGTAAGGCCGCTGGTGTTTTAGGGCATAGTGAATTATCTATCTCTAATACTCAGGGTGCAGTAAGATTATCAATTGCTGATATATCAAATGCAACTTCGAATTTGTTTAGCATAGATGTTGAAGGTACTTACCCAGAAGGTGTAGACTTCAACTTTATAATGAATGTGAATAATTTAAAAGTTATTGATGAAGACTTTCATGTAGCAATCTCTTCAAAATTAATTTCACAATTTACTAGTACTCAAAGTGATATAGAATATTTTATCGCACTTGAGAAATCTTCAACTTACGGAGCATAAAATGGCAAAACCAGTACCTGAAAAGAAAGAAGACGACCACTCACAAATATACGAAGTATCAAATAGAGTTGCACGTTCAACAGTAGCAGTTATTGATACAGTAGTACAAAGAGGTGGTTTCAAAGGAGAAGAGTTGACAACTATAGGTCAACTTAGAGACCAAGCAACTCAGATTATACAATTGTGCGAACAATTTCAATCTAAGCAAGGTCTTGACAAGTCTAGTTAGACCTGTTATAATACTCTCTTTTAATTTCGAGAGTTGTAAGTATATTGCTAGGTGTCACAGTAATATTATACACAATGCTTTCTTACAACTCTCACCTTTGAATTTTATATTATGAATGATGATTTTTTATGGGTCGAGAAGTATCGACCAAAAACTGTCGAGCAGACAATACTTCAAAAACAACTAAAAGATACATTTACTAAGATTGTCGAATCTGGTGAAATACCAAACATGTTATTCACTGGTACTGCAGGTCTTGGTAAGACAACTGTAGCAAAAGCAATATGCGAACAACTTCAACTTGATTACATTGTTATCAATGGGTCAGAAGAAGGTAACATAGATACACTTCGAGGTAAGATAAAACAGTTTGCATCTTCTATTTCATTACAAGGTGGTTACAAAGTAGTCATACTAGATGAAGCAGACTATTTAAATCCACAATCAACTCAACCAGCACTTCGTGGTTTCATCGAAGAGTTTTCTCAGAACTGTAGATTTATTCTCACATGTAATTTTAAGAATCGTGTGATTGAACCACTACATTCAAGATGTGGTGTTTATGAGTTTAATACTGATAAGAAAACTATGGCACAATTGTGTATGCAGTTTATGAAACGTCTTGAAGATATTCTTACTCAAGAAAATATTAAATATAATAAAGATGTAATTGCAGAACTTATTAGTAAACATGCACCAGATTGGCGTAGAGTTTTAAATGAGTGTCAACGTAACTCTATTGGTGGCACAATTGATGCAGAAGTTTTAATAAGACAAGATGACAGTTTCAATGATTTATATCCTGCCTTGAAAGCAAAAGATTTCAAACGTATGCGAACATGGGTTGTAAACAATATTGATATTGACCCAGTGGCAATCATTCGTGGTGTCTATGATACTATGCACGAGAATGTCAAACCAGAAAGCATACCACAACTTGTAATTATACTTGCTGATTATCAATATAAGAATTCTTTTGTTGCTGACCATGAACTAAATATGGTAGCATGTTTGACAGAGATTATGGCAAATGTTGAGTTTAAGTAAATATGAATCCATTTAAATATTTAAACGAAATCAACTATGGTAAAAGAAATATCATGGTAGATGAAGAGACAGAAAAAGCATATGCACCTTTTATAATTAATAGGTCATTGTCTTACTTTCCTGATACTGTCGCACTTGCTAACGAAATGAATAGATATGGCCACTTAGAATCACGTCTACAATTCGCATTTCTTATAAATACTATTAGAAAGAGAAAACGATTTAGTAAATGGATTAAACCAGAAATCGAAAATGATGTTGAAGTGGTGAAAGAATACTATGGATATAGCAATGAAAAAGCAAGACAAGTTATTCAACTACTTACACCTCAACAATTAGATGTATTAAGAAAGAAGGTGAGTAAAGGTGGAAGAAAATAATATAGTAACATGGTCACCTGCAGATATGTTAGAAGTAACAATTGCAGAACCAGATGACTTTTTAAAAGTAAGAGAAACATTAACACGTATCGGTGTTGCATCAAGAAAAGAAAACAAATTATTTCAATCGTGTCATATATT